CCGGTAATAGTTTATGGTTTTGGGATGACGAATTTAGAAGTGTGTATAATTATTTGGCAGGTATAGAATGACAATAGCATCAGCACAGAATACAGGTAGACAAGTTTTTACAGCTACAGGTGGTCAAACAGCATTTAGTATTACATTTGAATTTTTTGCGATTGATGATCTAAAAGTTTATAAAAATGGTACATTAGCTACATACAATGCTAATCCTACTTCAACTACTACATATAAAGTAACAGCTAGTAATTCTTCTAGCGATAGTGCATATGAGTTTGGTACAGGTGCGACTATTACATTTGGTTCTGGACTTACAGCTAATGATAAAGTTGTAGTTGTTAGACGTATTACTATAGAAAGAACAACAGATTTTCCTGTTAATGGCACATTTGATATTACTGCCTTAAATACAGAATTAGATAAAGCTGTTGCGATATTTAGCGATAATAAAGATCAAATTACAAGAAGTATAAGATTAACAGATGGTGATGACACAACACCTACATTATCAGTACCGGCAACTAGAGCCAATAAAATATTATCTTTTGATGGTTCTGGTAATGTTTCTGTAAGTTCACAACCTATTGCAGGTGGTGTAACAGTAAGCACATTATCACCCGGAGCATCAGCTACAGCATCTTATAATACATCTACAGGCGTATTAGCATTAGGCATACCACAAGGTGCAACAGGTGCAACCGGTGCGGCAGGAGCAGATGGAGCAGATGGAGCAGATGGCACGGGTACATTTGATAGTTTTATTATTTCTGATGGATCAACAACACAAACAATAACTGATGGAAATACATTAACATTTACTGCAGGAACAAATATGCAAGTGGCTGTAAGTGCAACGGATACAGTAACAATTACTAACACAGCACCCGACCCTGTTGCATTAGCTATTGCTTTAGGTTAATATAGGAAACATTATGGCTAATACATTTAAAGTAAAAACAAAAGCAAGTGTAAGTAATAGTTCGTTAGATACAATATATACTGTGCCTTCAAGCACAAGTACTGTTGTATTAGGTATGGCATTGTGTAATAAAACAACAAGTGCAATAACTGCAGATGTGCAGTTAGAAAGTAATACTTCTGACACAGAAACAAATGCAAATGTCTTTTTGTTAAAAGCAGTAGATATACCGGCTAATACTACACTTGAGGTGTTTGGAGGACAAAAAGTTGTCGTGCAAACAACTGATGTTATTAAAGCACAAGCAAGTGCCGCAACGGCATTAGATGTTGCATTGTCAATAATGGAGATAACTTAATGCCTTATCTCGGATCTGCACCTGCAACATCATCACAATCGCTTGTTAAACAAGATTTTTCTGTAAGTGCTACAACGAACTATACGTTATCTCAATCTGTAACTAGTGCTAATGATATAGCATTATATATAAACAATGTAAGACAAGAACCTACTACAGCATATTCGGCTTCTGGTACAAGTTTAACACTAACCTCGGCTACAGCCAGTACAGATGATATGTACTGTGTTTATATAGGCAGAGCAGTAGGTACAATTAATCCTGCAAGTGGTAGTGTTGGTTTAGCACAGTTATCAGCTACAGGTACAAAAAGTAGTAGTACATTTTTTAGGGGTGATAATACTTTTGCAAGTATTTCTACAACACCTAATGCACCTGCATTTATGGCACTTAGACATGGAAACATAGCAGTTACAAATAATACTAGAAATAAAGTTCAATGTGATACAGAAATATTTGATTCTGGTGGTCAATATGATAACTCAACTAATTATAGATTTACACCAACAACAGCAGGAAAATATTATGTTTT